AGTGGTTTTTTATTTGAATAAAATCCGCATGTATTCAGGTGAAGTGAATGCATGTGCTAAATAAACTCGCGTTGCTTCTGCAATTTCAGGTGAGCAATACACATCACTTTCTTGCACAACCTTCAAACCAATGGCTGTCAACAAAAAGCTAATAAACTCAATCTCAGTCCATCCATTTGATTTCTTTTCTGTTTTCATCCGTGAAAGGATGCTTGCATCGACATTTATCATCTCTGCTACTTGTCTTTGATTGCTAGCGTTAAGTGCTTGCAATATGAGCGATTCGTTATTGCTAGCGCTTGCAGGCAATTCATTTAATACTTTGCTCATGGTTTAGTTCCTAAGCGGTTAATGCTTGTAAATCGGCTTTAAGTTTGCCTTTGGTTTTGACTTGCAGGACTGCTTGAGTTCTGGCTGGTATACCGTTGTTTTCCCACTTCCAGAGGGTCACGGTTGAATATCCAGTTTTTTCAGACAACTCTTTCCGATTTTTGCAGCCGTGGTATGTCATGAGGTCACTAATTTTCATGGTTACACCAAGTTAACTATAGTTAATAAACCAAATTTACCACTTGTTAACCATAGTTTCAATAGATCGTATTAACATTAGTTAATGTTTTTGGAATATTTGTTATGTCTTTACACACTCGAATTAGGCAAAAACTTGAAGAAAAAAAATTAAGAGCCGCTGATTTAGCAAGAGCAACTAAAAAATCTCCTGTTGCAGCAAAGAAATGGCTAGATGGAACTAGCGTACCTACAGCAGAAAATTTGAAAGTCATTGCGAAATTTTTAGGTGTGAGTGACGATTGGTTGCTTTATGGTGGATCGGATGAACAAGAATCGAGTAACAATTTAGCTCAATTAAATGTTATTGATATTGAAGCATTTAAGCAGAAGTACAATATTCCAGATAGTGAAGATGCCGTTAAGTTTGTTCAAGCGCCAGCTAAGCCTTTCCCTATACAAAAAAGATATGTTCCAGTTAAAGCCTATTCAAAAATGGGAATGGATGGGTATTTCACAGATATGGGATACGATGGAAATGCTGGGGATGGCTATGTTCCAACTCATACAGCAGGTCCACGAGCCTATGGCATTAAAGGCACTGGCGACTCAATGTTTCCAGCAATTCGTAATGGCTGGTATGTTGTATGCGACCCTGATGCAGATCTTGTGCCGAATGAGTTTGTTCAAGTGTGCTTGAAGGATGGAAGATGCACAATTAAAGAATTTGTCGGCATCAATGGTGGGGTTTTAAGTTTGCTTTCTGTGAATGGTGGTGAGCGATTTTTCTTTGAAATGGATGAGGTAGAAAGCATTACAGCTATTACTGACATCGTACCACCAAGTCAGCACAGACAAGAACATCCTTATTCGCATTAATCACAGGAAGACTTATGGACAATTCAAAACGACCAATCAACCAGATTATTGCTCGCATCAATGATGCTGCGAAACATGGTGAAGCTTTGGTGCTAACAGCCGAAGAAGTGAAGATCCTCTCAAAGGACATTGGTGATAAAGTCTTTATTCCAGTCCTTACAAATGAACAAGTAGTGCAGTTGGTAAAATAAGGAAAGCTTGGACAGAAAATTAAATAATAAAAAAAGACCGATGATAAGTCGGTCTTTCCATCCAAGGTTAGGAAGGTCTTGGATTGACTAATGTTGGCAGCATTAGCCTTTGCGCCCACCAATATCACAAGATAATTGATAAATTGAGAATAACATATGTTTGGAGAAATTCATGTTGCTTGATAGAGTTTTGCAATTGGAGTTGATGAAAAAAATGGCTTCAACCTACCCTTTAGCTTATGATTTTTCACATGAAGTGTACCAACTTGAAGACGAATCTAGGAAGAAGGTATTTGCAAATTTATATTATCTACAATCCCATGAATTATTAGAGCCTAAAAGTATATTTCTTCAGCTTGGCTTTGGAGCAATACAAAACTCAACATTCACACTTGGGTATACTCGCTTAACCCAAAAGGGTGCAGATTTCATGGCTAATGATGGAGGTTTATCTGCAATATTTGGAGTGGTGACAATAAAATTCGAAGCAGACCAATTTAAAACTTTATTAGAATCAAAAATCATGGCAACCGATTTACCGCCTGCTGATAAGCGCAAATTGATTGATGGGCTTCGATCGCTTTCTGGCGAGAGTATAAAACACCTGACAACGAAAATTGTGGATTTGGGCTGGGATAATCTAGGGACACTAATTCGGATAATTCAAAGCAGCCTGGCTTAGCAATTTGCTTAAACTTTAGGAAACCAATTGGCTTAGTGTAATCACCAACTGGCACATAAAACTCATCACCATCAAATGGAAAATTTTCAAAGTAAATTTGAGTTGAGTTTTGGAAAAGTCTGTTTTCAATAATTACTATATTTTCTAATTTCATAAACTTACCTATCGTGACCCGACACGATCCTTTAAAAACATATCGGGAGGAGTATTTCACGTGAGTAAAATTGTAAATATTAATTCTGAACTAATTAATTTCTATATTGTCTTAAACGATCATGCTCTTGAAATTGATCTTAAAAACAGTGATAGGATCTGCTATACAATGATGGATAGGGATACGATAAATAAATTCATATCATCAACAGACAAAGACCAATTTTATCTTGATAACATTAAGTCAAATAGAAACTTCCGCTCAGAAATTACACTTAAGAAGCACGCTTAGGAGTTGGGTGGTGACCTGCTAGTTTTTCTAACTTTTCAATGGCATCTGAAAAGAACTCGCGTCTCCACTCTAAATCTAATTCACCAGCATATAGCGCTTCTAGCACAATCAGCTTTAGCTCGCCTTCTAAAATTATTGGAGATTCATCCCAAATATCTAGGCGTGCACAACAACTGTTTCTTTTATTCCTAGCGATCATAACAAACTCCAAACAACCCATCCCTGTGATGGGTTTTCTTTTGTCTATTAAAACACAAAAATTAGGTATTTCTAATTTTATTAGGAATACCTATTGACTTAATAATTAGGTTTACCTAATATTTATCTCACAGACAACAAAAAAGCACACCGCCCCTCCCCAGGTCCGATGTGCTTTGCAAACAGCGAGATCAATTATGAACGTAAAAACCTTTTCAAACAAGCACAAGGTAACTGGAGTTACAGCAATTACTGTACTTGTAGCCTTAGGTTCTTGTGAATATCGAACTGCCAATTCAAGCGTCCCTTCTAATTATTCATATGAAAGCGAGCAAGTCGTTGCTTCTGAATACGAGCTTTTAGGTGCCAAGCAGACTGGTGAAAAAACTGGTGTAGCAGTTATCCGCATTGACGGCTTCAAACTAAACGTGAGCTTCGATTTTGACGGCATAGCAGATAGTTACGGCGTAGCAGGATCAGACTTTATTGCTGCAGAAATAACTAACCTAGCTATTGAGTCAGTAACAGACCTACGCGGCAACCCTTGGAATGACTTCACCAATCGTGATGACCATAAAAACATAAATATTTTATTGGTTGGCTACATCGATCGTAATCATTGGATCGAGGAGGCTTAATCATGAGCTATACAACTGTTTTAGCCGTTTACCCAAATGAGAAGTTTGAGGAATTATTTGAACTTAGAAATGCATGGGGTACTGCGCCAGTAATATGGGATGTAATGGCTCAAAAATACCTAAACAAATCAAACTTTATGGTATGCGGGAATGAGTTATGGCCTTTGTGGAAAGACAAAAAAATTCCTGCTGTCCATCGTGCAGTTCATTTAATTACTTTTGATCGTGCCTACATAGAAAAGAAAGATTTTCAACGAGCATCTGCAGATATCCGGACTTTTTTAAGTGACTTCCCTCTTACAGCAAACCGAGTCAACCATTGGAATGAAATTGCTGATTACCTAGACACAAATCCTGATGTACCTGCTATCGGATTTCATATGACATCCGTAACAGAGAATCTGTTTCAAGGTGATTGGAACGAAGAGAAAGATGATTATGACGCGCCAGACTGGAGCAAGTTTTACAGCGTTTACTCTTCATTAATGGAGGAGGCTTAATCATGCAAAAAGTTAAGCATCACCCAGACGGCTACAAGTCATATTTAGGCCGTGACAATACTGGCCTCTACTCTGTTCGTATTGGCTGGCAAGTGTACGCATCTAATGCTAATGGCTCAGTTCTTTACAAAGTTAAAGACGGAGTTAAGACGCCTTTAAATGTGTTCAGGTTCCAAACTTCTTATCCAAAAGTTTGGAATGAACTCACCCAAGAAATCGATTTTCAGCGCAGAAAGCAGCTCGCTATAAAACTGCGTGAAACAAATATCCCTACATATGACCGCAAGGCTTACAAGCAAAAACGCGGCTTCACCGGCTCTAGATGAGGATAATAAAATGGCTCTACCGATTATTACTGCTGACCAAACTTTATTGGTTCAAGCAATTATTGTGTACCTATACGCTGATCCGGGTTTAGGTAAATCATCGATGGGCTTTACTGCGGAAAAAGCAATTTCTTTTGACTTTGACCGTGGTGCTCACCGTACTGGTGAATTACGTCGTGGTGCGGTTGTACAGGTTCAACAATGGAGTGATGTTGCAAACCTTACTCCGCAGGACTTAGCACCATATAAAACCGTTGTCATTGATACCGTGGGTGCAATGCTTGAATGCATTAAAACCCACCTGTTACTTACGGCAAATAACCGTCAAAAAGATGGTTCTTTAAAGTTAAAAGCTCAAGGTTTAGCGAACCAAACGTTCAAGCAATACATCAATACTTTGATCAGTTTAGGTAAAGATGTTGTTTTCATTGCACACGCATCAGAAGATCAAAACGGTGATCAAATTATTTACCGACCAGATCTAGGTGGTAAAAACCGTAACGAGCTTTACCGTATCGCAGATGTCATGGGTTATCTAACAACTGTTACTACTGGTGAAGGTAAAAATGCCCGCGTTATTAATTTCAAACCTTCGCCTACACATCATGCGAAAAACTCAGGTGCTTTAGGTGGTGAAACTGGTGAAGTGTGGGTACCAGATCTTAAAGCACACCCTACTTTCTTGGCTGACCTGATTACTCAAGCTAAAGATCACATTAACACCTTAACGCCTGCACAACTTGCAGCAGCTAAAGCCCAAGAAGAGCTAGAAAACTGGAAACAAAGCTGTGAGGAAGCAGAGCATGCAGGTGACCTTAATCAATTAACTGAGTCGCTTGATAAAGAACACATGTATTACCAGAACATGCGCCAAGCAATGTTAATGAGAGCTAAAGCATTGAATTGCACGTTTGATAAACAACGTGGCACTTGGATTAGTCCACCAGAATTTAACGGTATCTCAGATCAACAAAGAGATGAACTTCAAAACTTCATAGCTGAACGCGGCCTAGACGTGAAAACAGTTTGTGAACACTTCGGCATAGATGCCCTTATCCAAATTGAAGCAGCAAAACTACCAGCAGTTAAACAAGACATTGAAACATTAGCTAAAACGGGGATGACAGCATGAATACTCTACTAACTGCAGCTGAAGCATTTGCAGCTCTTCAAAAAGGTAAAACAGTACTTTGTCGTTATGCTGGTGATGGAACACTTAAAGCTGATAAGTCATTCAGCACCTTAGATCAAATGCCAGCAACGGTATTTGGTCTACCCAATTATGAGTTTTGTATTCAGCTTGAAACTATTGAACTGGCTGGGATTACTTTCACAAAACCATTGACTATTGAAGAATATGAAGAGGGTCAGGAAGTTTTTGTAATCAGTACATATTCGCCTTCTATTTACGTCGTGAATTTTAAAACCACCGCATTAATTGAATCTATTAATAGTGGTTTTGTTCAGCGTGATGCCGAAAACGCCAAGCTTCAATTAAAAGCTTTTTCAAAAGCACTCGGTTTTGAAATCAACAATGAATTAAGTGTTATTCGTCTTGGTGAGGAACCTAAAAAACAGAGAGGCAAAAAATCAAAAGCTGAAAAGCCTTGTGAAGTTATTTCTGCAGAAACTCAACCAACAATTGTTATTACCGAACAAACTAACGTCACCACATCTGAGGACCTGTTAGTTCCAGAAACTAACGAGCCTAAAGTAGATCCAGAATATCAGAAAACACTAGATAC